AACGGGACGCACACCCTCATAATTAAACAACGGAGAATTATTACCATATTCAATATAATAAGGGATTGCAGCACTAACATCTTCTCCATAGACACTTTCATGTTGTCCCCACTCACCGTTATTAGAAGGATGGGGCAATATTAAATCACTTGCAAAATATATCTCAACTTGATATCCGCTTCCAACTTTTTTTGCTTTAGAATACTGGATGGAGTTAATATACTCCATAGTTCTTGCATATTGAGTTGGAGTATAACTTCTGCCATACCAAAGTTTTTCAACATTTTCGCGGAGAATACTTTTAACTTCTTCGCCTATTTTATTAAGATTAATTGGTATATTTAATTCAATATATTTTAATAATGAATTCAAATCTTTGAATTCTGCCATTATTTTAACCCATTATTAAATCTTATTGTTTCTGCAACAAATTTTAAATTATCAGGATTAATTTTATTAATCATCTTTGGTAAATCCTTAAGGAGTTTAGTTAGTTCTTTATTATTAGGAAATTTATCAATAAGTTTATTTAAATTTTTACTTATAATTGTGCTGATTCCATTATCAACGATCATGATCTGATTAATTTCTTTTTCAATTATTTCATCAATAAAATTTAATTCATCTAAAGGAATATTATTCAAAACATATTTTAAGATACCTTTTTCAGAAATAAAATCATAAACTTCAAACATATTCATATCACTATCATTTAAATTTGTATAATTTATAAAAATGTTATAATCTCTAGCAATTTTGAGTAACGAAAAATCTATTTTTATTAGATCATTAGGAACTTCAGTTTCGTCAGAAACCATTGTAGCAATTTTAATGATATTAGCTATCATTTTCTTTTTAAACCCAAATGGGAAATATGATTTAACCTCTATAATATTAGGATATTCTGTGTTAAAATTATTTATTAGTTCGACCACATTAATTATTTTTTGTTCTGCCATTATTATTTCCTTCTTTCATTTCGTTATTCCTTGATTTATTTTTTACCAGAAGATTCAAACTCTCCAACTGGCTTCTCTTTCCCACAAATCTTACAAACTTTAGTCTTGATTTCTTCCATCCACAACCATCTCGCTTTCTATTATTTATTTACTCGCCTTAAAATATTAAAAACTAGCAAGAAGATGTGCGAGTTACATCTAATAACAGATGATCAGTCTGCTGTCTCTTGCTAGTAAAATTTGTATTTAAATAATATATTATTATATATTATTTATATGTTCCCTTGAAATTCACAACGTTCCAAATGGTTACTTGTGAAACCAAATATTTTTCTGATAATTGTGTTAGAGTAACTATCCCTGTATTGTATTTATTCCTAATTTCTGCTATTTGATTGGTGTCGAATTTTTTCTTTGCTATACTAATATTTTCTTTGTGTTCTATACTATGTAGTTTGCCTTTCTGTGCATTGCTCATATTTACTCTAACATTTTCTGATCGAGGTCCAGTCATTTTAAGCCTAGTTTCATCAGATAAATGTATTCCAGATGTGGTTCCTCCACCAAAACAGATATTATAATAATTATTATCGTTAACCGCATTATGTAAATTAATTAATTCTATTTCTAGATCATTTAACTCTTCCTTTGAATAAGCTATTGCAATTATTTCTCTATAAAAGTTTTCTTTCCCGTATTTATTTACTGCTCGTTTTAATAATTTCCCACTGCCAATATATTTCTTCCATCGTTCCCTAAACATTTTTTGTCCAATGTATTTCTTTCCATTAATCATATTTGTTGTAATATAAATAAAACCATATGGATCTAAAATTTTTACCTCATCAACTTTTTTTACCCTAACATTTTCCATTATAAAATCATCTCTCTTTCTTATTAGCTCTCATTTTTGGGCATATAAAATACTAGTAGGATAGGGGAGAGCACCCTTTAATGATGGGTAATTAATCCATCACTCCTACTAGTAAAACTTTCAATATTAAATTGGATATAAAACTGTGGATGCGACAGGGTGTGTTTTGCCACCCACCTATAATTCAAACAAAAGAACCCACCTAAAATAGTGGATTCTTTCCCTTAAATATGCTATAATTTACTTGCACATAATTCTAATTGGCTTGCTTGAGTAGCAAGTCTTTCTTTTTGCTCTTTTCTAATCTCTTAAATATATACCCCAAACCTCTAGGTGTAACCAACGTCACTGGAATATCCACAATTTTTCCTTCAATAATTTTAGTCTTAATTACCACAACAAAATATCCATTCTCGACAAATTGTTGATAAGGCATATTATGCTTTTCTTTACCTGACATTAAAATACCTTCAGACCTTAGAAACCGAAACAACTTATTTCTACCATTCAACTTTAAGGCTTTTGAAACCATTAACATAGACATACAATTCTCTGCATTAATAACTTGTTCATAAAGTTCTAATTTCGGTTTACTTTCTTCTAATTGTCTTTTAACTAATTCAAGTTCATTTTTGCGAATACCTTCAAGTAAGTCCCAAACCCAATCCATAAATACATCTGCTTTTGGTTGTCTACTCCAACGACATATTTCATACACACCTTTGGCATTATATAGATATACATCTTGTTTACCACCAAAGGGTAGGTCAACTTGGGCTATCCTTGAAAACTTATCAATTCTGTCAAAGTTTCTTTCGTGAATTTTCCGTATTGCATTTGATGGATTGATATATTCTAAGGCTCTACCAATTTGCTCTCTCGTTGTAAAAATTTCATCATTTGAATTCTTCCAAAAATCACATTCAATACCTTGGAAATTTTCTGACTTGAACAATACTAAATCACTCATCTGTCTCACCATCCTCACAACCAAGGATTTCTGCGAGACAATCATCACACAAACTTAAATCAAGTTTTTCTCCGTCAAATCTGCTTAAATAACCACCATGACCACTAACACTCCATATTTGTTCCATCGCATTCGTATTAATTACCTTCTGGCATTTACAACATCTGATTTTCTTTTCATCCAAACAAAAATCAATACGCCCATCTTTTAACAAGATACTGAAAACAGAATCGAATATTGAATCACTTTTCATATAAAGTATTTTTTCAATATCTGCTTTAGTAATATGAAGCTCTTGTGGAATATCTTTTTCTGTATCATAAAACATAATAGTATTATCATTTCCATTCATATCAAATGAAAACTTTCGATAAGTGTTTTCTGACCATATTGGTGAAATTCCAACCGAAACTCGTTTATAAATATAATCCTCTAATAAACTTCCCATCTCTTGATAATTGATTTCTTGATACATAAAAACATCCCCTTACTAATTTTGTTAAGGTAATTTCCTTTACCTTACAATATTAGTATAGAAGATGTTGTAGTGATACGCAAAGGTACTATAGACCAATGAGAAGTCAAATAAAGCCATATCATAGCATTTAGCTATCATTATCTTGATCTTGCTCAATGATATACAATATCTCTTTGTATTCCTTTTTATTAACAAGATTCTCTAATTCTATCTTACAAAAATCTGATAGGGTTCTTTTATGATATTTTGCTAATATCTCTAATTTCTTTTTTAATTCAGCCCCAACTATGACACCTATTTGATCACTTCTCTTTTTACCTGTAGTTTGATTTACTTTATTAAACCTTGGCATACCATCATTCCCTTCTCCAACCATTATACCAGAAAATCATATGCAAGATACATATGTATTGAGATAGAAGAGAAGTCTTAACCTTTGTATTAATTATATTACACTACTTACTCACATATGTCAAATTAATTATTTTTAGTTTGTGTAAGATAAAGAGAACTGTATTGCATCTGACACTCACAATTAATTATATTCAGTTTGACTTTGAATTGAGCCTGTTATATAATGGTATTATCAAAATAGGGAAGGAGTGTGTGATGGAATGAATATGATAAGAGATGAGACTTAAATAGGTCGCATGAAGGTGGTGTCGAGGTAGACATTACCTTAAAGAAGTGTAAAAATTTTAACACCCTTAGTAAATAAAATATAATAAATAAACGAAAGAAGGAAATTAAACTTATATGTTAAATGAACTACAAGTCTTCAATAATGAATTATTTGGTCAAGTAAGAATAATATCCCTTGAAGAAAAAGAATATTTTGTTGCCAAGGATATCGCAAACGCACTAGGTTACAGTAATCCAAGGGATGCTATTATTAGGCATTGTAAGGGTGTCGTGAAACACGACAGCTTTAAAGAGGGTGGAAATACGATATCTCTAATATTAGAGGGTGATGTTTATAGATTGATAGCAAGATCAAAACTTCCAAAAGCAATCGAATTCGAATCATGGATATTTGATGAAGTTCTTCCAACAATCCGCAAACATGGTGCTTACATGTCGGAAGAAGTAATTGAGAAAACCCTTACCGATCCCGATTTTATTATCCAATTGGCAAATCAACTTAAAGACGAAAAACAAAAACGAATGATTGTTGAACAGCAACTTAAAGAAGCACAACCAAAACTAGATAAATATGGAGTGTTTCTTGATACTGAAGGTACATACACATTTGAACAAACCTCTAAGATGATTAGTACAAGAAGCGAAGAGGAGGGAAGTAGAATCAAAGTCAATAAGAAATCATTAACCAGTATTCTTAGAGATTATGGAATTCTTAGTAAAAATAAGACTAATGGAAGATATAGAAATCTGCCAAATGTAGGATACGAGAACTATTTTAATATTTGTCATGAAATTGTTGATAATAGAGACGATATTGATTCCGAGCAAACAAGAGTAAAGACGGTTGGGATTGATTATATTTATGATTTGCTGTTGGAGAGTAAGGAAAAGGGATTAGTTGTTTTTGGTTGATTAGCTGTAATGAGTGAGAAATAATAAATTATAGGTCAATAATATTTTTAGAGACTTCAGTGGTTTGAAGTCTCTTTTTTTAAAATAGAATGAGATTTCTATGTTATTCTTCTACAATATCTTCTTCCAACTTTTGTTGCTTTTCTTTTTCTTTATCTATCTTTAATTGTTTTAGCTCATTAATTTTATCTCTAAGCTCAGATTTAGATTTAGGTTTAACATAAATAAGCGTGGTATCTGTAGATTTATGTCCGGCATGCTGTTTTGCCAACTCAATATCATTAGACAATTGCATGATATTATTTATAGAAGTCTTTCTGAAACAATGCATATGAAAATCTTCAATGCCAACTAATTTACCAATTTTCTTTGCCCTATCTTGTAAAGTGCCATAAGTCATTGGATGAAGTTCCCCATTAAATTTAGTCATAAATAAAGAATCAACTTCAAGATTATCTAATTCTTTTCTCATTTCTAACCATTGTACTATATAATCTTTACATTTCTGATCGAATACTACTTCAACTCGCTTCCCACGTTTCTCTCTAATATCAGTAAACATCATATTATCTAAATCCATAGATGATAATGTAAGTTTAGAAATAGCTCCAACACGGTTAGCACTATCAATAGCAAGATGAAATAATATTCTATCTTGTATATCGTACTTGGGATTTTCGTCAAGTTCCTTTGAAATTTTCTCTATTTGTTCCTC